CCTAGCGAATCTCTTTAGAGCTAGTGCATGTAATTTTTCTTGTTCGCTAGTCATTATTGTTTACCATTCTGAATTGAAATTTATTGCTTTGGGTGCTACCTGGTTTAATAGTCCGCTTGCCATCATTTGACCAAATTGCCTAAACGAATCTGCGCCCTCTGTGTGTATATCTTTTACTGGTGAATCTGTAAAATTGCCTGTTGTATTATTCCATTTTTTGCGGTAACTGTCCAAATGGGTTATTCCTTCTTTGCATTTTACTTCATCAAACCAACATGTACTAAATGAATCTCTTGTTGCCTGTATGCCATGCGTTAATTCGCTAGTCACGGGCACAATCTCGATATTTTTTAGACCTAAATTTTTAAGCATATCAGCTGGTGACAAGTTCTCAATTTGGCCTTGTCTCTCATGGTTGCCATCATGCGGCAAGTAATGAGTGCCCCAAACACAATCTAGCTTGTTTAGCTCGCTAACATAATGTTTGTAATGCTCTCCCCACCCTTCGATATAGCCAATAAAATTATCATACTGCCCGACCTGTTGATGCAACCAAATACCAGTACCATCACTATTACCAATATCCCAAAACGTGTTTACAGGGTAACCTTCTCTATACTTAACGCTTGTTATCCTACCCTCTTTCCGCGCCTTAGTCATTTGTACCGTGTAATAACACCCCTCTTTAGACTTTTGAAATGCCTCTTTAGGTGTGCTTGGGTACTCTTGCCACATCTTTTCTTCTTCGCCGCTGAATTCACTGTCGCGGGTCATTATCCACCATGCCCGCTGCTCTTTGGTAATAATGCAATCGGCTTCGGCCTCTATTTTATCAAAGTACTCGTTATCTTTATTAGTAACCAATACTTCATAATGAGTTTTATATTTTGGCTCTACCCACCAAGGATAAAAATGGAATTTAAAGTCTTTAGGGTTCAATTTCTTACCTGATTGCATAAGAGCTTCTGCTCTTTTGGATATTTTATAAAAATGCCCGTCTTGACCTTCTGCTGTTGATTCTATGATTACTATACCATTTGTCGGGACGGCTGGAATTGATCCAGTTATAACCTCCTCTGCTCGCTCTGGAAATTTAGCGCAAATTTTGCCAAATTCTGATATGTGCAAATATTGCAATGTTCCTGACCTTGCCGATGTCGCAACCCTAATTGAACTATTGTTATGTTTAAATAGTAATTCGCTTGCACTATCTCGACCTAATGGCATTGCTAGTCGCAATTGAGTGGGTAGATTATTATAAGCAAAATTAACTTTATCTCTAAATATAGTTTTTGCTACATCTTCTGCTTGTGCGATTATTGCCGCCCTTACATTTGCCTTGAACAAACAGCAATCTAAAAAGTAAAGTGCTATGACTGTAGTAAAGCCTAATTGCCTCGCTTTTAAAAGACTGTTTCTAGTGTGTAGGTTTTTAAGTAAGTTTATTTGGGAGTGGTTAGGAATAAAAGGAACAATTAAAGATTCTTCATCGTCATCGCCTTTTATCATTATTTTATACAATTGACCACTTGTTAAGCGCCACCACGGGTCAGATAATTGTTCTTTAAGTAATTCAATATCAATCTTCACTTGACGCGCCTAGCGTGTTACCTGATATTTCATTGATTAATAATGTAAGTGGGTTTTCTGAATCGCCTGATAATTCGCGCTTGTCTGTTAGCCCTAAATCCCTTGCAATAATATTAGCATTGAACAGGTCTGCTGCTGCGCCTGCGAATTTTTGTGACCTGATCACGTTTTCTACCTTACGTGTGATATTAGTAAAATCTTCGCGCTTTACGTACTCTTGCCATGTGTTCATACCAATATCAAGAAACAAACAAAGACCATCTTTAGTCATTGCTCGCATTTTATTTAAGCTTTCCACTTTAGTCTCCCCCTGATAAGAAACTAACCTTTCCTCCTTTAGTGGGTTATCGTCTACCCATTCAAAATATTCAACACATGCTTCCCAAAGTATTTCTGGTGTTTCGAATATCTTACCTCTACCGCTAGTGGCTCTAGCCTCCCAAAAACGATTACCTTTAGGCGCAGGCATTATGCTAACACTCTAAACTTAACAAAATCACTTTGCCTTATATCTGTTGCGGAAAAAGTTAGTTTTGCTTTGTTTCTCCACCTGCCAACATAATCCAAATCACCATCTTTAGTGTAGTACTCTAAATACTCATCGGCTAAAAGTATTTCATCGCCTACCGTTACGTTTACAGAAGGAATTGAAACACCTGTTGTAATTTCTTTAGTTGCGCCTACTTCTGGCTGTAGAATTAAAGTGGGCGTTGCCAGGCTAATATCTACACCAAAATTAATTCTTATTGGTTGTCCTACTTCGTTTTTATTTAGACTACCCATTATAAACTACCTTTTGAAGTGTTGCCGTTATCTGTTGAGCCTGCTGACAATATACCGTTGCCTAGCATGCCAAATGTTAACGAACCTTTAGATACTGGAACGATTGCAGGTATAATTGTTGAAAAACTATATCCCTTTGTAGCAACAAGAGCGGTAGAACCTACTATTGTCCCATTGCCAAAACCTTTAATCGCTACAAAGAATAAGCTCATTAACTAGCCCGTGTTTTGCTTGTTGGCGTAATGCTATCGAAAGTGTATGTTGCTGCGGTTGTTGTCCCGTCAATAGCAAATACTGTTTGCGTAGTGCCTGCAAAGGCAAAGTCTTGTTGATTCTGCATAGTTAGGAATATTGCTTGCGCTAGTGTTGGCGCTATCCCGTCCGCTGCATAACTTTCTGTCATTTGCGTTGTGAGAATATCCGATACACTTATATTTGTTGGTGTAGTGGTGTTTGCTCCATCCGTTCCGCGCATATCAGTGTTCGTTGTGGTAGTACCCACTAATGTAACATTAGCTACTGCATCGGTAGCCGCGTTAAACGTGCTAAACCCTGTAGCCGTTAACCAATTGCCCTGGTTAGCTTGCAAGTCTGCTGTGTCTACTAGAATAGAATCCACTATCGAATCAACTGTCGATAAGTTTGCCGCTGTTGCGTATGTTGCGCTTGTGACTGTTCTAGCATTCATTTCGGCGTTAGTTGGTGGATCATAATCAGTCAGTGCTGTATCACACTCGGTATTTACTTGTGCAGATGATAAATCATTAAGGCCGTTTGTTATTAAAGCATCGTAACTTGCTGCGGGTAAAACGGTATATTCTTGTTTAGTAGCTAGTGCGCCTGTTACGTGACAATAAATAACCAAATCGCCTAAAGTATTTGTGTCTGTTGCATCTAGTACTGCTGAATAAATACCATTTGAAATATGCGTTGCACCACCTGAGTTTTTATTAGCTATTGTCGTTAAACCGCCTTTTCTGATTTTTATGTCAGTGTTGGCAATTGTTAAGCCTGTTTCTTCTGTGTTGCCGTCTGTAGAGTCAAGGAAATAGCCCAAGCTTACCTCTTGACTTGCTGTTGATTGTCGTAAAAACATTGCCATTATGCTATACCTTGATTTTTTAAATGATTCATTATAGCTGTTATCGTCCCCGATCCACTATAGAAAATCCAACTATAATTATCATTTATAGTACCGTTCGCGCCGTTACCGCTAGAATCTACTAGCACTGTTCCCGATCCCGTATCGGCCTGATAATCTACATTGTTTGATGAATCGTTATGGTCTGTATATGTAAGCCAATAAAGATCTGGAAGTCTTCTAGCAGAAAAAGCGCGACCAATCCGATTAAACCTTGTATTCCCTACCGCCGCCCTACTCGGCGTTGCGGTTCCAAACAAAACTTCATTTACATATACAGAAAGAACTCTCACAGTAGTTACACTGTTAAACCTCATCTCAAATCTATATACATTTGTGTCATTAGTCGGATCATTACCTGACCCGATTACTTCCAAAACATTATTTACTCTGTATTCAATTGTTCCCGCATCTCGTAATATTATATATTCCCTAGTATCTTCACTACCTCCAAGAATAACAGTATCCTCGGTAATCCCTTTTGAAGCTCGGAATTCTATATCCCAATA